ACCATCAGAAACATATTGTAAAACAATATTTTCTACATAAAATTTTTGATCTAATTGGATTTGGTTTCTTTCTTTAAAAACTTGAAACGTATCTTCTTGATACCCTGCTCCTAACCCAAAAAATCTACCAATATTTTCGCCATAATCGTTATACCTTACTGTAAACCATTGAGCATATGGCAAAGCTCCATAATAAAGTTGATTTTCATTAGATCCGGGTGGCACCACATTATCAGTCCACTCTTGCTCTGAGTAATTTTGATTTACATCTAAACTAATTAATGGGTTTAATGTACTTGTAGGAACTAATGGTCTAATTCTTTGACCAATCATAACTCCAACAGTTACATAATCTTGATAATCTTCTGGTAACTCTGCTGCGTTAATTTTTTGATTTACCGGCAATATCTTTGTGTTAATTACTCTTAAATCATCAAAAGTAATTTCACGCAAGCAATCTGCCGCGTATACCATAAACTGCATATACCAATGAAGTGGGTATCCCTTTTTAAGTAAATAGTTTTTTACTATAAAATCTAAACTAGCTGTTGTCATCTTTAATTAGTTTTGCTTTGTAATTCACTATAACTGTTAACAATTCCTGTTTCTGGAACTATTGGAGCAAATTTAGCGAATACTTTTTCTATAATTTCTTCTTCCATATTAGCTGGTATTGGCAATGGATCTGTGTTTGAATATAATGATATATCCATAACAACTAAATACATATTTACCTCTGATACGTCAAGAAGTGTAATATCTTTTGAAAATATAACCTCATTCTTTCTTACCTCGTAATAAACGCTTCCTAAAAGGTCATTTAATAATTTGTCCGCCTTTAATAATGCGCCCTGACCTAATGGAACAGGCACAAAATCAATATCGTTTGTATTTACTACTCTATAAATACCCATATTTCTTGGTAAGGAAATTGGAACTATCGGCAGTTCTGCTTTTGCTCTATCGCCATACGAAGTAACCGGAATATTTTCGTAAAACGCCACCATTAAATTGTCTGGTATTGTTTCGCCGGTTGGCAATACCGCGCTGTAATATTGCGTTTGAAACATGGTATTAATAACCTGCTCAATTGCTTTTACTACATCTTCCATTTGAACAGATTGAGCTACATCTCTGTAACCACCTGCTAATCTTAGCAAAACCTGCTCGGCCATTAAAAATTTAGTACTATTAGCCATTTTTATTTAGTTTCTTGTGTTTGTAATTGAGCAAATTGCTGAATATCTTGTTCAGCCATATTGATACCCCAAAACTTTAATGCACGCGCTATGATGTTATTAGTATAAACATCTGTAAATTCTAATTGAGTGCTAGTATTTGGATCATAAGTTATTGTTCTACCTGTTTGAGTATATCCTAAAACCGGAGTAGCTGGTCTGCGTAAATAATTGTAAAAACCTGTTTGAGCTGATTGAGGATATATTTGGAATCCAACAGATGTGTCTTTTGCAATTGGCTTAGATGTTGAAACAGGTCTTAGCTGACTTGTTAACGCAAAAGGCAATTCATCTTCGTTTACAAATCGTACTGCGTTGATTGTGCTTCCTATAACCGTGTATGGATTACCAATCATATGCAAATAATCAGATGCAAATGTTACCTGTCCGTCTGATGCAGATGTAAACTGAACTTGTGATCTTAATTTTCTAATTGCATCATGAATTATTTGAGTAACGCCATATTGAGAAAACCAATCTTCGGTTGCCTCAAGCTGTGCGTTATCAATAGTCTGCATCGCTTCGGGTATTGTTATAAATACCCCTCTTTCTTTTCTTACGATAAAGACTAAGAAATTATATACATCATTAATGTTGTATGCCATTGTTTGTGTCCTCCCAAATTCCTAAAGCTCGATAGGATTTTATTAAATAATATTGTTTATTGTTATATTCATATTTCTCAAGAAATTGTGGTTCAAAACCAACAACATCTCCTTTTTTTAAATTCACCCCCTCTGGCACAGATAAAACTTTAGCTCTATCTCCTAGTCTTACTTTTGCATTGATTGTATCTACTACACCCATTTCTTTAATAACATCTTGTGGCAAATCAATATCAATTGGTTCAAGAATAATTCTATTGCCAACTGTTATTAATTCATCATTTTCTACTTTTGCAAATATATCTCTATAATCCGCTTTCCATACATCTTTTGTTCCTGTGTCAACAAGATTTTTAAAGAAAAAAGATTGAGTGTTACCAAAGTTAAACTGAGCTTTCCATCTACTAATATTATGTTCTGCTCCTTGGCAACCATCAATAAAATTTCCTCTTTTATCATGATAAGTGCCTACCCAAATATGAGAAATCTTACCCGGCATAGCAACAATCAATAATGATTCTCCTTTGCCATTAGTAAATTTTTGGTAGTAAGGACTATCTTTTGTAATCTCAGTAAAATAATCCCCATCGGATTCAAATTTTCTTTCAGCTACAACAGAATAATCAAATAACACCTTGTCCCCTTCTTTTAATTTAGAAACAACTTTGCCATCTGTGCCTTTTGGGTTTTTTGGCAAAGAATATACTTCTCCAACAACAGTTGCGTTCCATTCTGGTCGATACGATCCGTCAAGATATAGCTCTAAATCTCCCAATTTTATAGTATCCTGAATTGGCTTTTCTAGATTAAGAAATATATGATTTATTGGTTTTGCTTTCATAGTTAGCATAAAATTAGGTTTTTTATAGTATTTAAATTAAAAATGCCCTCATATTTTTGAAGGCATTTTAAAAATTAAACGATTGCGTCAATATAGCCTTCGTCCGGAATTAACCTGTAAGGGCTGCCATCGACCTCAATATCCACCCCAACACTGTGGGCAAACATGATTTTGTGACCAACTTTTACAAGCTCGGCCTCATCACCAACCGCAACTACAACGCCTGTTGCAAAGTCCTTTTGAACCGATTCGGGTAAAAAGATACCGGCATCGGTTTGTTTTTTCTCTTTATCTACTTTTACTAATACTCTCTTGTTTAGTGGTTTAAAATTCATTTAATTTAATTTTTGTGTTTTTTTAATATAATCCTTCATTTTTTTTATTGCTTCCTTGTTTTTTGGATCTTTTTTATTTAATCTATACTTATAATAAAATCCAACATGGTTATATCTTGACTTAAATGATACCTCGTGCCTTTCAACTGAAGCCCCAAACTTTCTTTCTACACCTCTGCCTATTTCTCTAGGCAAGTTAGTGCATCCAAAGTTATGGAAACCATTCATTATTGATAATGTTTCTCCTTTTAACAAAGATTGACAAATTGATGCTAATTGTGTCATGATTCATATTTTTGGTTTTTTAAAATAGTTGTGGTCGATATTTCCTCCGTCCATTTTGTTGGGTAATACGAGGATGTCTGTGTCGTAAAAGTTCCGCACCATGCCAGATTCGTGCAATATGACCTTCCAAACAGTGTTAAGTTCTGTTCCGTAATCAATCCAAGCGATTGCTTTTCCGTTACCAAGCGGCGTTTTGACATAAATTATATTTCTTAATTCGTGAATATACATACATTACAACGGGTTTTCGTTTGTTGTTTCAAATCCATTTGGTTGGTTTAGAAAATCATCATTAGAAGCCGGCTTATTGCTTGACAGTAAAGTTAATGATGCTACTCTTATATTTAATTGTGGTAAAGTTTCATTATTCTTGTTAGTATATGTTCTTGCTTCTGGAACACCTTCTAAATAAACTTGTGTTCCTTTTTTTAAATAAGGAGCAATGGCAGTTCTATCAGTCCAATAAGCTGCACTTACCCAAATAGACTTGTTTACCTCTAATCCTTCTTTGTTTTTGTACTTTTCAGAATGGGCAACAGAAAAATTAATTACACTTTTGCCGTTTACATTGTTTACTGTGGCATCTTGTCCTAGATGTCCGATTACTTGCATTTTAATCATTGTTTATTGTTTTATATTTAGAAAATTATTTCTTCTCCGTTTTCGTTTTCGAAAGGCACCCACCCTTGCGATGCTTCTTGTCCTGATTCGGTTTTAAATGTCATATTTTTTTCATTCAAAAGTTTTTGCATAGGATCTGAACCATTGAAAAAGAATCTTCTAGTTTTGAATAACATTTCAAATACAAAAAACCCTTTTTTACCAACTATTTTTTGTCTACGAATTTTTTTACTATGAAATTCGCAAGTTGGATTTTGAGGATCTGTTTGTCCAAATGGTCTATGATAAACTAAAATATTATCAAGTTTGTTATTCCATAATGCACCATCTGCAATGTCAAAAACATCAGGACAAGGATAGTTCCCATCTGTTGCTTTTTGCATTTTAACCGGATGTGCAATTATCCAAAAGTAAACATTATTTGTTTGCGAAAACCTAGAAAATAAAGATAAAACCCATTCAAGATATTTATCCCTACCACCAAAATTTTGATAATTATTTGCTAACTGATTAAACGGATCAATATCAACGCCATCAACATTTTCCTTAACAATCAATTGCAAGAAAACTTCCATAATATACTGAGGAGTTGGAGTTACATTTTTAGGATAAACATAAAAAATGTGCTTACAAACAAAGTCGTATGTATATTCGTAAATTTGTCTTGAAGGTCTATTTGGATTTGCAGGAGTACAATCGCAACCAAGTAAAATTTCTACAAAATCGTGATAGTATTCTTCTGGTGGATTATCTTCTGGTGAGAAGGTTGCAAACTTTTCTCCATATAACAAAATTCGCATTGCCTGATACCATTTTTTCCAAGAAGATTTTCCATAGTTGCCTATACCCGTTAACACAGTTATCTCTCCTTTTTTTGGCTTAAAAGCAAAGTCCATTTCTTTTACATTTATACCACTTACCGCGGCATAACCTTGCTCATACAAATTAAGTGCTTGCTCTTTTACATCAATTCCATAGATTACATCATTCAATCTTCCATCTTCGTCAATAACACCATTTTCTACTTTAACTTCTAACTTAGAAGTCTTATCAACTAAAATTTCTTTATCAAAAGATGCACTGCCAAACCTACCCCTATTTGTTCTATAAGCAGATGAAATAGCATTGTCTGATTCTCTTTTTGTAAACTCTGAATTACTTAAAAATTCATTGTTAATCATAGAATTAGCCGTCAATTCATCAATACCATATCGACAACAAGCCGATGCTAGTTTAAAAATAAAGTTGTTTCTTTCGCCGGTTACAAATGCCTCGTTCTTGTTAGATAACCATGTTAAAAGTTTCTTAAAAATTTTGTCATCATCATCGGTTTTTTCATAAATTACAATCTTTTCGGTCTTTTTTATAGTTTTAAAAACCTCTGCTTTTTCGTTAATGTAAATATCAGGATCGTAGCTTTCATAACAAACCCTGCTTGGGTTAATACCGCTTTTGTCAACATCTGGAAATATATCCTGCAAGGCCTGAAAGTGTTCTCTATGCTTACTGCCGTCTGCAATTTTAATCAAGGCCTTTAACCCATTACCCGAAGGGCTAACCCAACAAGCGTAAACGAATTTATTGCTGATAATCTCGGTTTGACGATCTCTTAACTCAAAAATGTTGTCAAAATCCAAGACTATGTACCCGCTATGTAGAATTAGGTCAGAATCCTTCCTTTCTGCACCAAATTTCCCAGAAAAACACACAGAGGGCAAATTCTTCTTTAAATTGGCAGATTTTTCTTTATCGATAGTATTCCTTATCTCGACCACAGATAGGCGACTCTTGCCCTCCCTAATGCGGTTTAAACCATATTCTAGAGTTACATAGTTAGGCTCCTTGGAATAAATGTTTTTAAAGATCGTTATCATGTTGTTCAATTGGTATAAATTCATTAACAGCCTTTCTCACTTTATCTTCGTATGTATTGCTAGGCGCAGATGGCTTTATTGGTTTTAAAAATGGGATAGTATTTCGTATTTTAGATTTCCATGATTTTATCGGTTTATTATTGCCGTCTTTCCAATTATTTTCTTCCCATGATAAAAATTTGGATTTTAATGAATATTCGTATGAATTGTAATCCATGCCATCTTTTTTCATATCATCCTTGCAAAAGGATAAAAATTCTTCAAGATTTGGCTTTTTTTCTTTTGTTAGTTCTTTATCCTTAACCATATCCATATCCATATCCATATCCTTACGTCCTTGTAAGGTGCTTGTAAGGGGCTTATTTTGCATTACTTTAGAATTAATTTGCTTTACTTTTAAATCGTATTTTTCAAGCAAATGAATTATGCTACTATGCGCTCTATTGTCTGGATTAAGACCAGAAGGATACTGAAATTCGATAAAAGATGGTATAAACCATTTATTGCCATCATCAAACATTACGATTTTATCACCAAAGGATTTTAAAGCCTCTAACCTATTAATTTTTTCTCCTATTCTTATTTCAGCAACCTCCAAATCAACTTGCCAAACGCCAGCATGGTCGCAGTCATCACAAATGTATAACCAAAGGAGCTTGTAAGGCCCTTGTAAGCCCCTTATAAAGGGCTTTTTCCATTTCTCAGTATCAGTAAATCTTTTAGCCATTTTAGTTTATTAATTGTTTGTAAAATCAGTTCCAAGTACACCATTTATCTTTTCTAAATTCTTTTCAGATAATGCAAAATGCTTCTGTTTAAACACAGAATAAAGAGTTGGATAAGGTATTTGCGTTTTCTCCGAAAGCCAAGATAAATTCCTCTCTATTTCTTCCAAATGTAATAAAACCGCATCTCTCGCGTCAAGCGTTGTTTCTTTTTCCATAAATTTTAGTTGTTTACAAGAGCAAAGTAAAAGTATTTAATTTAAATTCCAAAATTTTTTTTTGTTAAATTATTAAATTAATTATATTTGCCAATGGAAAACAAAGAATTAATCTATGAATTAGCCAAAAAACTTGATATGGTAATAGAGGTACATAAGAAAGGGGAGTATCAAGGGAAATATAGATTTATAGGCAATAAATTACATAAACTAAAAGAAAAACCAGAAAATGTCCCACAAAGAGAAAGCGGTAGAGATTTACACTAAGTTTTTTTTAAAATTAAAAAATATCCCATTTGAAGAACGTATAGACAAAGCAAAATTAGAAGCAGTTAAATATGCTGAAGATAAAATCTATAAATGTAAAGATCCGGATAATCATTTATACTGGGAATATGTAAAAGGATATATTAGTAAAATCAAAATAAAAAAAACACCATGAAATTAAATTCAAACATTCCAAGTTTTAAAGCATTTGTAAGAAAATCATATTTTACAAAAAATGAATTTGATGCTGATGAGTTTTACAATGTATATGTATTTGCTTTACAATCCTGTGCAGGTAAAATAGTTACATTTCATGTTATTACTGATTCTGGCATGCTAAGAAGCAGAGTACCTCTATCTGAAATTTACACTAAAATGCCAACAAAAGATATTCCTTATAATTACAAACAATTATGGGATTGTTTTAGTGAAAATGTATCTGTAATTGAATATGATTTTTTAGCATTTCATAGATGTCAAGTTGTTTTAAGAGATAGCACAAAAGTTTGGGCAACATACATTTTTACAATTGATTGGTATAACAACCCATATAGCGATGAGCCATCTGATTACAAGTGTGGGCATATTTTAGAGTCTGATGATGGGTACTTGTTATGTATGCCTAATAATAGAATATTTTGGAAAGACTCTAATTGGGTAACAAAACAATTGCCAGATGATTTAAAACAATTTAAGGTTGACACTAATTTAGATTCCGTTGAAAACCAGTCTGACAAATGGGTGGTAGAAGATACAAATTCTTTTTATTATGATATTAACGAAAATAAATGAGAAACTCAACAATAATTGTAAAAAAGAAACGATGCATTAATTGCGGTAAAATTGATTACCATTTTTCAAAAAAAATGTGTAAGCAATGCGCTACAATACACAGCACACAAAGAAGAATGGATGCACATGAAGAAGAAGATTTTGAAAGTTTTAAAAATTTAACTGAAGATCTTGATCATGTATTTAGTCAATATATTAGATGCAAATATGCTGATAAAGAAGGTATGGTTGAGTGTTTTACTTCAGGTAAAAAATATCATTGGACTAAAATTCAAAATGGGCATTTTATTCCAAGAGCTAATTTAGGCACCAGATGGCTTGAGCAAAACTGCCGTCCGCAATCTGAAAATGACAATGTGTTTTTATCCGGTAATTTGGATGTATATGCTAAAAAATTAGACCAAGAAAGATCTGGGACAGTCGAATACCTTCAAGAATTAGCTAGGCAGGTTGCTAAACCAACAAAAGACGAGCTTAAAAGCCTTATTATTGAATATAGGGCTAAATTAGACTTGGTTAAAAAGAAATTTTTAAAAATAATTTAAAAAACACATAATTTTACATAGTTCCGTGTTTTTTTTGGTTAGATTTTAGTTGAAGCCCCTGTTATTTATAACGGGGGTTTTTTGTAGTTTTAGTCTTAATTTTGAGATATGAGATACAATATCCCTGAAGAATATAAGCCTTTTATAACATCAGTAAAAAGACAATGTAAGAAATATGGGATAGAATTAATTTTATCGCCATCAAGGCGCGTAGTGCTAACAGATGATTATTTGCAAGAATGTAGTGGATATTTTTGTGATACAGACAAAGCGCTTGTGGTTGCTTGTGGTAAACCTTTTGAAGAATGGGTTGAAATACTTATCCATGAATTTTCACATATGGAACAATGGAAGTCTGACGAAAGGTGGAATGATTGGAATGATAATACAGGCAAAACATGGGATTGGCTAGCAGGTAATATTATGCTTAATAAAACACAAGTACTTAATATGCTTGACTCTATGGTTGAGCTAGAAAAAGATTGCGAAATAAGAGCTATTGAAAAAATAAAGAAATGGAATCTTCCAGTTAACCTAACTAGATATGTAAAAAAGGCAAATGTATATTTATACAGTTATCACATGATGCCTATTCTTAAAAGATTTCCTACTGGAATATATACTGATAAAACTTTAATAGAAATGGCTCCCAAAGGTTTTAAAAAAACATATAGAAATGTTCCTAAAGATATGTCTGAATATATAATATTAAATTATTCTAAGAAATAATTATAAAATTTTATCATTAATAATTCTTTTATTTAGAACTTCAAACTCTCCATTTTTTTCTACCAAGATATGTGCGAATCCTACATTGTGTTTTGTATTGTGTGGATCATAGTCCGGAGCTAATGTGCAAAGGCATCCTACACTCCAGCAGCTAATTTGTTCTTCTTTTATATTTGTTTCAGAATGATTTGATGTAGAATGAACGTGGCCAATAATCATTGAACTTTTAGATCTCATAAATACGCCTCTTGCAGCGTTTACGGGTGCCATAAATCCTCTCACAATTGTATGTCCATGTAACATATGCAGCTTGCCCGCGCGAACCACTACATGTTGTTCATAAAATTCTATGTTATATTTTTTTAAATCAAGTCTTTGTGGCAATCTGTAATATTCATCATTAAAAAATACAGGTGCTTTTTTCATTAAATATCTTACATACCAATTATCATGATTTCCTTCTAGCCAAACTATATGCGCTTTTGGAAATTTTGTTCTTAAATGCGAAAGAAATATTTCACAATATTCAAACCACTCAACTACATCATCTTTTCCCGGAGGCGGTGCATCATGACTTGTAAACGGGGTGTTGTCTAAAATATCTCCTCCCAATACAATACAATTAATTTTATTCTTAACTCCATACTCAATGGCTAACTTAATAGCATCGTTGTCTTGATTTGGAATATGAATATCTGATAGCCAAAGAATATTATTAGAACTTATTGGTAAATCTACAAATGCCCTGTTTTGCATTTTAGACGGAGGCAAGTCCGGGGTGTGTGTAATTTTTATATGTTTACTTGACTTTATCCCACAAGCACTTGAAACCGTTCTTATTGCAGTCCTTGCATGCTCTACGCTATTAAAAATATGTTCATGATCATTATAAAGTTTAGCCGCAATTGAATGTTTGCTAATAGACGGAAATTTTGCTAAATATTCAGCCGCCAACTGCTGTTTTTGTGTCATTAAAACATTTTTAGTATAAAATTAACAAATTAAATTGCTTTATTGAAAATAAATACCAAAATATTAACATTAAATTAATTTTTATACCCAGTTTTCAAATTTCCAAATTGCTAAATCTATTCCAACCAGCCCACTAGGAGGCTCCGGATTGCTATTTTGAGGCTTTATTTCGGGCTTTGGAGCTTTTTTTGGGTATTCTATCGGTTTAATGGATAAAACCCCCTCTGCGGGCTTTATTTTGCCATAATTATCCATTAAATAATTCACTACTTGCTGAACAGATGTCAAATTCTGCTCTTTTTGAATCATATCCAACTTATCTAAGTCAAATCTAACCCCAATTGGTTTGCTTTTCATGGGTTATTTGTTTTGGTTATATGTTGTAGTATTCTTCTGCCCCTATATCTCCTAATCTTAATAAATAATTGAATTGGTGTCATAAATTATTTGTTTTTTGCGTACATAAAAGTTAAAAATACTATTGCTGATAAAAATATTATAGGAAATATAACTTGCGTTAATATCATCCTTATAACAAATTTTAATTCTTCTTTATCCATAGCTTATTTGTTTTGTTTATAGTTTTGGTTATAGTATTCTTTTTCATGAAATGGCAAAAGTTCATCAAATCCATCACAATAAGCCTTCATTATCTGCTCTTTTTCTTTTTCAAGTAAATATTCAGCTTTATTTTTTAATTGTTGTATTGTAGGAATTGTAGATTGCTTCCTAAAATCATTATCAATCCATTGAATTAATTCCTGCATTGCTGTTTTCATAGGTTATTTTATTTGTAGCTACAAAGTTAGTAAAAATATTTTAAATGTAGCTACAAAATTTAATTTAATTTAACCAAATGTAGCTACAATTATTATCCCCCCCTATCCCTATATCCCCCTCTCTTAAACCACATACCCACCTATCCCCTAGCCACATACATACAACTGCCTGACCTGACCACATTGCAACCACTAAACCACCCTACAACCCATATACACTAAGCAATTGCCCGTACCCATAACCAAAACCCAAAACCAAAAACCGAACCCCCATACCACCACTTTGCCCGTTCCCCTTTGCGGTCGACCACACCCTATATCGTAACGTTACCCCCTCTCCCTCCAAGTGTTTGAGTTTTTAAATTTTTCGCTTACGCGAGTTATTATAGATGTGGCTTGGTTTTCAGAGGATTTGGAAAATAAAAAACCCGGCCGCCTAAAAAGGTACCGGGTGGATCAGTTGTCCGTACTAAACCATTAACATGGCAAAGATAGTAGAAAAAATATTAAATTTATTTTTTTAATTAAATTATTAAATTTAACTTTGATAAAAATTAGAATATGGCAAGACTACCAAATCCAGATTCAGTTGCCAGTAAGACCGGTTTACTAGAAGTGGATAAAACAATTTCTTTTAATAACCCGGTTACATCGGTGGCCGTAATGATATCCCATCTTAAAAAAACACAGGAACATCAAGCTAAGATCTTCAAGATTAAGCACACCAATGGAATCACTCATGTAACTAGGGTTAAATAATTAAAAGGCTTCAACTAAAATGGAAATCAGAACAATTAACTATCAAAAAACATTCAATCTTGGCAATTACCAATCAGAAAGAATTGGTGTCGAGATTGTATTGGAGCAAGGTGAAAGCGCAAATAAGGCCATTGATCTCGCAAAACAATTCGTAGAGGAGTGCCATCTTACCAATCAAAAAGTTCAGGCTTTGCAACATGAAGAAGAACCAGTAGAATTGATTAAGACACAATCTCCTCAAACGCTGATTGAGAGAACAATGAGCTTTATTGACGCTTGTAAAAACGAAGGCGAACTAAAGGCTTTTGAATTTATGTCCAAAAACAAACCAGAACTAAAAATGTATTACGACAAAAAACTAAAATCTTTCAAGTGAATTTTAACAAAACTTTAATTAGATCCAGCTCTGTTGGGTACTTGATGACGGAACCACAAGCCAAAGCAGACAAGGACGCAGGTAACTTATCCAAGACAGCAAAGACACACTTGCTTGAAATTTACATTGCAGAAAAGTACGGACGCAGAAAAGACGTACAGACTAAGCAAATGAAAAAAGGAATACAAGTAGAAGATGATTCGATCGCATTGCTTTCGGAATACATGGGCAAGACATTTAGCAAGAACTCAGAACGATTCACTAACGATTATATCACGGGGCATCCAGATATTTTGGATCTAAGCGAAAGTGGATTGAAGATATGGGATGTGAAATCAAGTTACGACCTGTTTACATTTTTAGGAAATTTACCAGAAAAGTTAAAGGATTTGTACTATTGGCAATTGCAGTCATACATGTGGCTAACAGGCGCGGTTGAATCGTCAATTGCATATTGCCTTGTAAACACCCCGTTTGGCATCATAGAGCAGGAAAAGAAGTCATTACTATACCGAATGGATGTTATATCAGAAGAAAGCCCTGAGTACGTCCTAGAGGCTTCTAAATTGGAATTAAACATGATGTTTGATGACATTGATATAAAAGAAAGAATACTTATCTTTCCAGTACAAAGAAACGAGGAAGATATTCAGCTAATCCAAGACAAGGTAGAAAAGGCAAGAGCATACCTAAGTATGATAGAAAACACTCACAAAAACTTTAACAATGAGAGGATCTAATGTGGTAAGTTCCGTACACCACTTAAAAATGGCTAGAGAGCATTTCGAGGATTTTAGACGAGAGTTCCCAGAGGCCATGGGATCAAAACTATTCAAAACATATATAGACAGAATAAACTGGATATTCAAAGATTTGCTTGCCTACCCACACTTAACACAGGCTGTAAGAGATGGATTCAAGGCTGAAATTGAAAGTGATGTATTTGCCATTCCAGCCATAAGTGAGAAAGTAGCCCTATTAAACCCACAACAAAGAGATATAATCGAGGCTACCATAGACGCTATGCTTTCAGGAGTCGAAATAAAAATTTCAGATATTTCAAAAAAATCTTAATTTAGTATTATGAAAGGAAAACTAAACAAACTAGGAGTTGCCAATAGTCTTTGGAACAACATCCGCGCAAAAGCTGGATCAGGTAAGAAACCTACGCCAGAAATGCTTGAGCAAGAAAGAAAAATTAAAGCAAAAGAAAAGAAGAAATGAGGCACAAAACACCAGCTTGGACGCGTAGTGAAGGTAAGAACCCAAAAGGCGGATTAAACGCCAAAGGGAGGGCTTCCTATAACAGAGAAACGGGTGGTAACTTAAAGGCACCAGTTAAGTCTGGAGTTAATCCAAGACGTGTATCATTCGCAGCTAGATTCGCAGGCATGAAAGGAGATATGAAAAAGCCAAATGGCGAACCAACGAGAAAAGCATTAGCACTAAAAGCGTGGGGATTCGGTTCTGTTGCCGCCGCAAGAGCATTTGCAAACAGACATAAGAAAAAATAAACGATAATATATTTACTTCCCCCCAAGTAGCCTCCCCTAAAAAGGAGGTTTTTTATGTACATAATTTTGTACAAAGTTTTCTAATTGTAAACTTATTTGGTAAATGTTACAATATGATGTATATTGCATCAAACTGCATCATAATGAAAAAAAGAATTACAATTAGCCTTTCAGAAGAAAGTTACATTAAATTACAACTTCTAGCCAAAAAGAAAAAATGGTCATTAAGCAAAACAGTAGAGGACATTTTAGAAAGACAGATCGCAAAACAGAAACCAGCAGTTCAACACGCAGGAGGGGTTTATGAAAAAAGTAATCCTTAATATAACACCCCAAACTCACGTAAGGGCAACTCAGGGTGATTCAATATTTTTCAGAATACCTAGAGAAAAATTACGCCCATCCGGGTTAAGTAGATTAATAAGATTAGAAAAGTACAACAAGTACAAAGTAGATCTATGCGCAGAGGCTAAATCAAAAAGATTCGTCCTCCCCCCGGTTGGCGCTTCTATAACTTTCTTTATCCCAGTCCCACCCTCTTGGTCTAAGAAAAAAAAGAAACTACATCACGGCAGATTCCACCAATCCAAACCAGACATAGACAACTTACAAAAAGCGTTTTTAGATTCTTTAATGGCAGAGGACAAGCAAATAGCTCACTTGGAAGTCCAAAAAAGATGGGTTGACTTTGAAATAGGGTGGA